TTAAAAGACCTACTACTTGGACTCCCCCGTCATCTTTAGATGCACCGCCTGCGCCTGAAGGATTCAGACACAGATGGATAAGAGCCGAGAGCATGGGCTTTGATGATACAAAGAACATGTCAGGTAAAATAAGATCCGGATGGGAACTTGTGAGAGCAGATGAATATCCGGGTGTTGATTATCCAACACTGAAAGAAGGAAAATACGCAGGAGTCATCGGAGTTGGTGGCCTATTGCTGGCTAGGATACCCGAAGAGGTTGCCAAAGCTCGTGAAGCATACTTTAGACAACAAACTAAAGATAAAGACGAAGCTATCAACAACGACCTTATGAAGGAACAGCACCCAAGTATGCCGATCGATCAAGATAGGCAGACACGTGTAACCTTCGGTGGTACAAAGAAAAGCTAAAATCTTTTAGTAATTTCTAAATCACTGAAATTTTTATAAGGAGAAAAAAATATGGCTAATACAAACAGTCAAGGATTCGGTCTTCAGCCGGTCATGAGAGTAGGTAACACACCTGCTATTCAAGGTCAGTCGAAGTACGAGATCGATGCTGGTGAAACAAACGCTATATTCAATGGAGAGCCTGTAAAAGTTGATATAAGTGCCTCAACAGGTGGTTATATCGTAACTGCAGCAGCTGGAACTGCTATGGTTGGAACTTTGAATGGAGTAACATACACAGATGCTACTACAAACAAACCAACTTTTAGTAACTTCTACCCTGCAGCAACTACTCCGGCGAATAGTGAAGACGTCACTGCATTCGTGAATGATGATCCTTTTCAAGAATACATCATTGCAACGGACGCTACATTAGGCGGCACGTTGGCGCTAAGAAAATCAAAAATTGGTTTAACTTATGCAACAACTGCAGCAGCAGGTAGCACAACAAACGGAAAATCTTCTGTTCAACTAGGTATCTCAACAGCAGCTACAACAGCTAAGCAATTGAGAATGGTTAGAGTAGCAGAGGACCCAGAAAACCAAGATCAAACAGCAGCTAACTGTTCAGTTGTCGTAAAAGTCAACTTGCATCAGTACTTAGTTGGATCATTGGCAACAGGCATATAAGGAGAAATAAATTATGGCAATATCAAGACAACAACTAGTTAAAGAACTAGAGCCAGGTTTAAATGCTTTATTTGGCCTGGAGTACAATAGATACGATAACGAGCATGCAGAGATCTATGACACAGAAAACAGTGACAGAGCTTTTGAAGAAGAAGTAATGTTATCTGGTTTCGCAAATGCACAGGTCAAAGCAGAAGGTCAAGGTGTATCATTCGATGATGCTCAAGAGACTTTCACATCTCGTTACCAACACGAAACAATAGCTCTTGCATTCGCAATCACTGAAGAAGCGATTGAGGATAACTTGTATGACAGACTTGCGTCTAGATATACAAAAGCATTAGCAAGATCGATGGCTAACACTAAACAAGTGAAAGCTGCAAACGTTCTTAACAATGCGTTCGACTCAAGCTTCAAAGGCGGAGACGGCAAAGAGTTATGTGCAACTGATCACCCAACAATCGCGGGAACTTTCTCAAATGAGTTAGCAACATCAGCGGATCTTAACGAAACTTCATTAGAACAATCGTTAATCGATATCGCAGGGTTCACAGATGAGAGAGGTCTTAAAGTTGCAGCTAGAGGAGTAAAAATGATTATTCCTTCTGAGCTTCAATTTACTGCTGAGAGATTGATGAAATCTCAAGGTAGAGTTGGAACAGCTGACAATGATATCAACGCAATCGGATCAATGGGAATGATCCCTCAAGGTTACGTAATTAACCATTACTTAACTGACTCTGATGCGTTCTTTATCAAAACTGACGTACCTAACGGTATGAAAATGTTTGTTAGAAGTCCAATCAAGACTGCAATGGAAGGTGATTTCGACACTGGCAACGTAAGATACAAAGCTAGAGAGAGATATTCATTTGGATTCTCAGACCCTAGAGGTATCTTCGGATCACCAGGAGCGTAATCTAAATAATTTAATGGGGCGCCCAAAAAGCGCCCCATTTTAAAGACAAAAGGTAAAAATCATGAAAACTTTCCGAGTACAAATCAGAGCATATGGATACTACGCTGACTTCAATATTGTGTCAGAAGATGAGGACAAAGCGTTTGAAAATGCACTAGTTGACAAGCTAGGGAAAAATGATATAGTCTGGGAAAAAAATGGATTTATTAGTAAATCCAAAATGTGGTTAACCTATGAGGAGGTTATAAATGACAGTTCAGGAGCTTTACACAAAGAAGAGGGAGCTAGAACTTGACTGGTCGCAGCACTATAATAGAGAGAAAAGATATACTCTAGATATGGTGAGAATTGATGACAGAATTAAACATGTCATCAGTAACATTAAATTGGCTGAAGCTAAAGAAGCTCAACAAATTAATAGAATAGAGGATGCTGCACCGGACGTTTCAGTAGCTACGTAATAAAAGGCTACATTTCAGAAAGCACACTTTCACTACGCAATCTCTTGCACTTCACATAAATCTAATATATAAAACAACTACTATACATTTAATCAGATCATAGACGAGTATAGTCGGCGGCCTAGAGACTATGATCGGAAAACTAGGAGGATATAAACATGGCAAATACTACATTTAACGGACCAGTACGTTCGGAAAACGGTTTTAAAACAATCGTTAAAAGTGCAACTACTGGTGCTTTAACTAATGAAATGACTTTTTCTCAGTACACTGCAACAGTTACTGTTGCTGATGGTGCTACTACAGGAAAAGAATCATCAATCGGAATACCTTCTAACTTCATACCTATGGGTGTTATGGTGGCTGTAACAACTGCGGCTACTAATTCTGTTACTTTGAATGATATTGGAACAGATGCAGATACTGATGGTTTCGTAGACGGAATTTCACCTAATGTGGCGTCCACAGGTTTTAAAGGATTTTTTCCTTGCAATGGAGTTTTAGGAATGTCTGGTGGAACTACAACTGCAGCAACTGAAACAGCAGATGAAGTAGAAGTGGTTGTAAGTGGTGATCCAGGAGCAACCGGTGTAACAATGGTTTTAAAATTCATTGGTATATCAAGCTCGTCTGACGCTAGTTAATAAATAATTTGTGGGGCTTCGGCCCCACTTAAATTTTAAGGAGATTAAAATATGAAATCAGATGTAAAAGCAGTAAGAGTTACAGGAACTGGTGCAGTTTTTGCTGGAAGAACAAGATTAAGAGGAATGATCTTAGCTTCTGATGGAGGCGGTGCTGGAACTATAATTTTACAAGATAACACTGACAGTACAACTTTGTTTCAAGGAGATTGTCCAAACGGTGATGTCTTTGCATTCAACATACCAGAAGACGGTGTAGTTTTTCCAGGCGGAATGAAAGTTTCTACTATTACAAATATTGCAGGCGCAACATTTTTAATAGATAAGTAGGAGTTTTAATGGCTACGATCACTTATACAGTCACTGTAGCAAGTGGCACTAACCAATATGGCACTGGTAATAAATTTTATATTAACGGTGAAGTAAGTCCTGTCCTTTATTTAGAGGAAGGTAATACATATATATTTGATCAGTCTGATTCTACAAACGCTACACACATTTTAGCATTTTCTAGAAACCCAAATAACGATCCAGCAGCCGCTTACACAACTGGAGTTACAACCACTGGAACACCAGGAACAGATGGTAAAACAACAATTGTTGTTGCACCTGTTAAAAAAACTGGTGCACCAGTTTTATTTTATTACTGTACTGTACATAGTGGCATGGGTAGTTCAGCTCAAACCATTTCACCAACTTCAGGTGTATCAGAATTTGACCCTACAATTGATGATGTAATTGAAGAGGCGTTTGAAAGAACAGGATTTGTAGGTGCAAGAACTGGTTATCATTTAAAATCTGCTAGAAGATCTTTAAATATTTTATTTCAAGAATGGGGAAACAGAGGTGTTCATTTATGGAAGGTAAAATTAGCCTCAGTTCCTTTAGTTGAAGGACAAGCTGAATATAATTTTGCAAGTGACTCATCAAATTTTCCAGATGATATCAGTGATATATTAGAAGTTTATGTTAGAAATAATACAACAGCGACTGCGCCTGTTGATACTACGATGACAAAAATAGATAGATCTGCATATGCAGCTTTACCAAACAAATTATCAAAAGGCACACCCTCACAATATTATGTAGAGAGAAAAAAGAATCCAAGTATATTTTTATATACAACACCAAGTTCGAGTTTTTCAGGATCTAATTATCAATTAAAATTTTATTACTTAGCTAAAATACAAGATGCAGGTCGTTATAATTATACTGCTGATGTTGTAAATAGATTTTTACCTTGCATGATGTCAGGTCTTGCATATTATTTAGGTCAAAAATATTCACCAGAAAGAAGTCAAGAATTGGAAAGAAGATATGAAAGTGAATTATTAAGAGCACTTGATGCCGATAATGAAAACACTTCAACTTATATATCACCACAAACATTTTATGGAGACGGAGTATAATGCCATTTTCTAGAGGTAAATATGCAAAAGCAATATCAGACCGATCAGGTCAAGAGTTTCCGTATAATGAAATGGTAAAAGAATGGAATGGAATGTTTGTTCATACTTCAGAGTATGAAGAAAAACACCCACAGTTAGAACCGAAACCTAAAGGGTCAGATGCACAAGGATTATTAAATGCAAGACCAGCTAGAACAGAAACAGCTGTTCCTCACTTATTACCTTTAAATCCATTTACAATAACAAATGCTTCTTCTGTAGTTTCTGTAAATGAACCTAATCATGGAAGATCAACAGGAGATACAGTAAGATTTAGAGACTCAATAAATTTATCTAATATTACAGCTGATACAATTAATTCTAGTTCAGGATATTCAATTACAAAAACAGATGATAATAATTACACATTTAATTCTGGAACAACGGCAAACACAACATTAACAGGAGGCGGTGGTTCTGCATCAGCAGGTCCCGTAACAGTAACTAACTAATGGCATACACACTTTCTAATTTACAAACTGATATAAGAAATTACACAGAAGTTGACAGCAATGTATTATCTGACAGCGTTCTATCAAGACTTATTCAAAATGCTGAAAGCAAGATTTACAGAGAAGTAGATTCTGATCAAGATAGATTTTACGCTACATCAAATTTAATTATAGGTAATAGATATGTGACTATTCCATCTGATTTAAGATTAATTAGATCTGTTCAGCTCAAAAATTCTGCTGGAGATCAGTTTTATTTAGAGCAAAAAGATACTACTTACATAGCTGAATATTACTCAGATCCTGGAAATAGCTCTGTTGACATACCAAAATACTATGCGAATTGGGACGCTAATTTTTGGGTAGTTGCTCCTACACCTGATCAAACCTATGAAATTACACTAGCCTACAATAAACAACCTACTAGTATTACTACAGATACTACAGGGACTTATCTGTCTAATAAATATCAAGATCTTTTATTATACGCATGCCTTGTAAATGCATATGGATACTTGAAAGGACCGGCAGATATGTTACAATACTATTCACAGGCTTATGAAAAAGCTTTACTATCGTACGCGATCGAACAACAAGGTCGTAGACGCCGAGACGAATATCAAGATGGGGTTATTCGTACCGTTTTGGAATCTAAAAATCCATCAAGTGCAAAATAAGGAGATAACACATGGCAAACATTGTACCATTCAGTTTTAAAGGTGAATTAGCATCAGGCACGCATAATTTTGCATCTGGTGGTAACACTTTTAAATTAGCATTGTACACAGCAAATCCGTACACAACATCAAGCACGACTAAAGTAGCAACTAGCGAAGTTAGTTCTGCAGGTGGTAGTAACTACACAGCAGGTGGAAATACTTTAACAGGTCAATCAGTAACAGCTACAACAGCTACAACTGCAATTGACTTTGCAGATACGTCTTGGTCTAGTGCAACTTTCACAGCAGCGTTTGGAGCTATTTATGATACTAGCGCTTCTGATAAGTTAGTTGTAGTTTTGGATTTTGGTGGTAATAAGACGGCAACAAACGGAACGTTTACAATAGCGTTTCCTGATCCGGCTACACCAAGCAATGCGATTATAAGTATAACATCATAAGGAGATTAAATGGCTTTAGTAATAAATGATAGAGTAAAAGTAACAAGTACAACTACTGGTACAGGTGCGATGGCACTTGGAGCAGCAGCAACTGGTTTTGAAACTTTTGCACAAGGTATTGGAAATAACAATACGACTTACTATTGTATATTTAATCAAGGAACAAGTGAATTTGAAGTTGGTCTAGGTACATTAGATGGATCAAGTGCAAATCTAACTAGAACTACAGTTATCTCTAGTTCTAATTCAGATTCAGCGGTTGATTTTTCTGCTGGAACTAAAGATGTATTTTGTACATTACCAGCTAGCAAATCGGTTTATCTAGATGCATCAGATAATCCAGTAGGAGCAGCAAGCAACGGTTTTGCATTAGCGATGGCGGTTGCATTATAAGGAAAAAATATTT